CACCAGCAGCGAAATACTCTCCACCTTGCGCAGTCTCCCACCTTCCTGCAGCTTGAGAATCTTCTTGTAGTCTAGTTTTAAAAATTTTTGCATATTCTTCGGAGTCGATAAGATTTTTAGCCTTACGACCAAACCTAATTGCAAGTTCTCCTGTGTGGGTTGCTTGAATGATCTTTAATTTTGGATTACGGCCCACCATCCAGGCAGGTAACAGATAAGATGCAAACTCTGATTTTGTATGCCTAGGAGGCATGTTAACAATTAGTCTATTAATTTTACCTGTTGCAAGATCATTAAATTTTTTTGCAATATGTCTATGGTGCGCGCCCTCAATGAACTCGGGCCAAACACATTTAACAAAGGATAAAAAATCATCTTTAGCTTTATTTTGAATTTTTTTCTCCGCATACATTACTTGAAGTTGTCGAAAAGTTTTACGGACGTCTGAAGGTAGCTTACTTATATCTATATTATTTAAATTCATACAAAATTTTTAAAAAATTTTTCGCACCCTTATAGGATGTTGAAGAAGTTTTTAACACCATTAACTCTCTAAATCAAGCAATTCAACCTAGAGTAGTGGGACCCCTTTTTATATATAAGGGGATTGACCTTTTGTTTGCGCGAATTTTTGAGATTGGTTCTGGTACCTCTATTGATATGGGGTGGGAGCAGGGGCGATTGCTCGCCCATGCTTAGGGTTGATGATTAGTCTAGCAAGACCATGTATGCATCTGCATTGTGTTGTCTAAACCATTGCAAGTCCTTACGAACTTTATCCCATAGCTTAGACGCTCCATAACCTGCGGTCTTATCTTCTATTGTTGCGGCTAACTCATTGATGAAGATTGCATCGTGTTTCGCTGCCTCTTCTTTAGTTAACATAACAGATTGTCCATTAAATCTGTTCTTACGTTCTTCTGTTCTCTCTTCTACTATTGTATTTGTTTTATTCATATAGGTTATCCTATTATATCCCTTAAGTATTGTCAACTAATTATCTTAGTTCTTGTTGCTTTATATGGCTCTCGTATATGTTCATCGTTGTTATTCCAACGATACCTATAACTTTCATACTTTTCTTTTTCAACCTTGATCGGTGTTTCGAGCGCCTCGCGCCTTGGCGCAATGTTAGCAATAGCAGTTGCGTGCACTTTTAAGAAATCATGTAGACATCTATTGTTACAAAAGTAATCCCAAATATTAGGTTGTTCATCGCCTGAGTAATTATATCTGCCCCATTTAATTTTAATAGTTCTTAAAACTTTATTATCGCCTGAGCCTCGCACTCTTGATTGTGTTTCAGTAGTATGACAGTTCGGACCATGACACCAATTATAGTCGCTCATAAATTAAACCAACCTTTCACAACTTCATATTCTAACCAACCATTACCCTCGTCAACACCTTGCATAAAAAACTTTGCTTGTTCTTCAGTATCAAATTTATAAGTCTTGGTTTCTTCTTTGTCAGTTCCCCATTTAATAACTATTTCTATCATTTTCTTTTGCCTTTCTATAAGCTTGTTCTAATTTAAATAGTTTTATTTCAGCCTCTCTCTCAAAATGAATTGCTACTAAAAATAAAACAAAACCAAAAACTATTAGTCCTATACCAATGTATAGGACTAGATTATAATCTATCATTAATGCCTCACTTTCCACGCAGTTGTAGCAGTTCTATAACCATGTGCGTCTAAATCATAATAAACATAATAAGGTACACCTTTTTTAGATGTGCCATATCTGCTTTTATCGTCATGTTTGCCTTGTCTTGTGATGTGCTTTTTATCCTTGTTAGAATAAAATGTTATGTAAAATGTTTTTGTCATTTATGCCTTTCTGTTAATGATGTATCCTACTATAAATAGGATACATCTGTCAAGTGTTAATTTATAATTGTTTCTGTTTTTTCAAATTTAACACTCCCATTTTCTGCCTCATATTTTAGTCTTTCTGCTATTTTTTCTGCTTTAGTTTTAACTCTCTTGTTCTTCATTCCTTTTATTCTATCAGCTAGATTTTTAGGATTATAGATAGTCAAGCCAGTTGAGTTAGTTCTAATTATTTCTGCGTCAGTAATATTTAAACCAAGTTCAGTTGAAAGTTCAATCGCCTCGTCTAAATATTTATAACCTTTTAGACCAACTTTAATTTCTTTCATCTGATCTAAAATAGAGTTAATCCATTTTTGATGTGCTATAACAAATTGACCTTTTTGATTTTTCCAATCAATCAACATCATATACTCTTGTTTAGTGCAAGCGATTGATCTATCTCTACAATAATCACGACCAATTAAATCAAGTTGATATTTGTCATTCCACTCTTTGCCATAGCCAGTTTCATTACTATTACTACCAAGATATTTATTATTGTTGTCAACATATTTTGTTTTGTGTGGGTTTTGATCTTTGCCCTCTTGCTCAATCAAAATATCTGGGTTGCAATTATCTTGTGCTTTTAGTTCATCACGAAATAAAGCATAGCCATAACCTTTGTTATCACTACTATATGAAGAATTGCTATCAACATCAATACTACCATTTAATCTAAAATCAAAATGACTTTCTATTTGTGCGTCTTTAACAACTGGATTATTGTCATAATCTCTTTCTTCTTTTGTACCCATGTAATGAAAATGGAAACAACTATCTTTTGCGATTGTTGAAACATTTTCAAACTTGTCTTGAAGATATTGTGCCTTTGCAACATCATCATCTGTATAATGTCTACGAACAATAGTTTCAGCAACTTTCCATGCATTGTCGTTTATGTCAATCTGATCTGCTTTTAGATTGTCATAGTTTTGTTTTTCAATCGTGTCCTCTTGTTCCAAGTGTACTCGCATACGATTTGCAATTTTATTTCGGTACTCTTGATTAAGTCTTATTCTACTCATGCTACCTCTTTCTTTAGTATTAAAGGAGTTTCAAATTTAACTATTGTAAAATTTGTACTCTCTCTTTTGTTTATTAATTTATGTGCGTCTAAAAGTTTATTCGCACTTTCCATATTGTCGGCACTACCTAAAACAGAATAATCATTTTCAAAAGTGTCATATTCTATTTCTCTTATTATTAAGTACATATTTTCCTTTCTATTTTTTTTATTTTGCATAAATGTTTTTTAACACTTGATAATAGGATAGTCAAGCATTATATTTGATTAATTAATTATGTATGAAAACAGTTTAGAATGATTCTAATTAACAAATGCAACCTGGGGTTGTATTTATAGAAAGCTCAAAATGGACACTATGTCTATTGTAGGATAATAAAGGATATGTTATAAAAAGATTATGTCTAAAAAATATGAAATAAGTTACACTTCTGATGTCTGGGAAACTGTAATCATAGAGGCTTCCTCTAAGGAAGAGGCTGAAAAGCTTTTTGCTCAGAATGAGCATTATGAGCAAGGCCATGATCCAGTAGAGCAAGGGAAGGAAAACTTAAAAATAGAATCAGTAGAGGAAGTTGATCCCGATACTGAGCGTCCTATAAAAAAGGACAAATAAAATTAGAGGCTTAGGCGACGCAAGTCGCCTGATCCCTGGTCACACAACCTTTGCTAGCGAAAAGGGTCTTTATGGAGTGTGGCCTGGGATCAGTGTGAGAGATTAACAGTGTCACTCTCATAGTGGCACTGATCCAGAAAGATTATGAGTAGACAATTAGAAAATTACGGAATTAATATTCTGCAGATGCATGCAGCGTGGCTCGTGGCCAATGGTTATAAGCTCCAAGCAAAAAGTTGCAAGCGGCAGATTAGAATGATTCTAATTAACAAAAAGAAAAAAAGAAAAAAGCAACAAGCGGCAAGCTTCAAGCTTGACAATGGCTGTAGGATGCTGTAGGATGAATTTATCACCCGTTTGCTGGTATCCGGTGTAAAACTCAAACCAGCAAAACAAAGAAAGGAATAATTATGGACACAACACAATTAAAAAGAATAGCGGACGCTCTGGAGGAGATCCTGAGACTAGTAAAGCAGGATATGCAAAAGTATGAAAAAAAGAATTAATCATAATAACCTGCTGCCATGGTTTACTGATGACCATGGCACGCTTCCGGCCAGTTACCTGGCCAGCTGTGAGAAGTTTTTTGATTCAATATGCTGGCCTCAATATTATGGTGGCACAAATACAAAAGGAAAAATTTACAAGCTCCAAGCAACAAGCGGCAAGCAAGACTTGACAAGCTCCAAGCTGTCAGGTAATAGTAGGATAATAAAGGAGAATAAAAAATGACACAAAAAGAAAAGATATCAAAAATAATTGAAGCGCTTAAATTAATGACAATAAGAATGAAAAAAATAGAAAAGGACGTTTTAAAATTATGCAAACAAAAGAAGCATTAAAAATTATAGGAGGCAGCCTGAGCAAGCCTGGCAAGATGCCTGGCTGGTCAATTGGTATACCTGCAAAAGAATGTAAAACAGGTTCCAAGCTCCGGGCTGTCAAGGGCTCAGTCTGTGAAGACTGTTACGCTCTGAAGGGCTGCTACGTGTTTAAAGTAGTACAAGACGCCCAGTACAGGAGACTTAAAGCAATATACACATCGCCATGGGTCCAGGCTATGGCCCACCTGATCAACAGCAAGAAGCCCGATGTCTTTAGATGGCACGACTCTGGAGATGTACAAGATCTTGAGCATTTAAATAAAATTTATGAAGTCTGCAGGTTAACACCTTCGAAGCGGCACTGGATGCCCACCCGTGAAGCGTGGGTCAAGAACCATCTCGACAGGGCACCTTCTAATCTAGTTATTAGATTTAGCGCGCCCATGATAGACCAGGCAGCACCTGCCAGCTGGCCCAACACGTCAACCGTGGTAACAGCTAAGGCTACGTGCCCGGCGCCTCATCAAGATAATCAATGCAAAGATTGCAGAAATTGCTGGAATTCTGAAATTAAAAATATATCATACGGACAGCATTAAAATGTGGAAACACCCAAAATATTATAAAGAATTACGAAAGCTACGTAATAAACTGGACCAGGCCATTAGCTCTAAAAATCGCGACGGCGAGTGCGAGCGTGCGACTGGTCCGGGCCTTAAGTTAGAAGCTACAAGCGACAAGCAGCAAGCTTCAAGCCCCAACCTTAGAAAGTTTCAAGCAACAAGCTCCAAGCGACAAGCCTGAAGTTCCAAGCTCCAAGCCGGAAGCTACAAGCTCCCTGATCCTAGAACCAGAGAACAAGAAATAATTTCCCCTTTGAAAAAGTTTCGAGGACCTTTGACCAAGGGCCTCGATAAGGATGTAAGTGTTGTTTGGATGCTTTACATGGAAGGCAATTTGATGAGGAGAAAATCTAATTTTATTCCCCTTGGTGCACTTTAATTCTACTGTGAAAAAGGTGCCAGAATTATTGTAGCCCAATAAATCAGGAGTCCCCAAACTGCTAAGGTTTTCAATTCTAATCCACGAAATATCTTTAGAAACTTTACGTAGTTTTTTATATAATTTAGCCTCTGGGCCCATACAGATTTGGAGGGAACTTCGTCTTCCATTTAATAATCTTTTCGAAGTTTTTCAGGGAGAACAATATTACTTGGTTGACTGGTTTTTAAAACTAATCGGTGCGAAGAGTGTCCTTTATGTCCTATGATTGGAAGAGTATGCTCATGTACTTCCATTCTTCTAACATCATATAACTTGCCGTTTACTTCTACAAATATCTGAGCGTTTTTAACCGCATCCGATCCTGTAGAAAACTTTGCTAAAAATTCTTGAAGAAATGATACTTTCATAGTCCTGCTTTTTTTAAGATCTCTCTATAGTCTTCTACTTGTTGTGCAAGGTATTTATTGTCTCGCTGTAGTTCTCCATTTAGTGTTTGGTGTGAAGAGTCTATAGTTCGTAAGTTACCATTCTCTTCTGACAACCTATCAATTTCTTTTGTAAGACTTATGACTTTAGCAGATAATTCTTCTACAATTCTTTTGGTGCCTTGTAGTTGGTTCTCAGTTCTAACCCACTCAGACTCCTTCATTTTGTATTCCCAAATATCTCTTTTATGTTGTTCTATTATAAATTCTAAATCGTTTTGACCTTTTTCATCTTTCATATCTTGACAATATAGGATAGTTCCCTTAAATTGTCAATATGGGAGTTCCAAAAAGATTAACAGAAATGCAACAAAGATTCGCTGAGTTTTTAGTATTTGGTGGACCTGAAGGGCCTATGACTAAACGTGAAGCTGCCGTTGCAGCAGGCTACTCACCTCAACGTGCAATGCGTGAGGGTTCTGAATTAACTAATCCTAGATACTCACCTCTAGTTGTAAAATACATAGGAGAATTAAAAGAAGAGAGACTTAGAAAACATGAAGTAAGTTACGAAGGACATATAGCTCAACTTGCTAGG